AGCTTGTCAGCCAGCCAGATCAGCGACTGATTCATCAGCTCCATGGCCCGGCCCGACTGCGCTGCGCTCAGCTTGTCGGCGTTGGCCCGGTTGCCGCCCGCGCCTTCCAGCGCCAGCTCGCGTAGGCCCTTGACCCAGTCCATCACCGCGTTGGCCGCGTCGCCGCTGATCTCCAGCAGCTTAGCGTCGCCCTCGGCGCCGGTGATGATGGCATTGGCTGCCCCCTTGATCATGGCGCCTTCCCCGAACGCGGGCTCCTTGATGTGCAGCGTCGGATCGCTCTGATATTTCAGGCCGCGCCCACCCTGGCTGAGCAGGTAATCGGCCTCGATCTGGGTGTCGATGGCCTCAGGGGGCAACGTCGGCGCGCCGTCGATGTCATCGCCGCCCGGCAGGTTGCGCACCCAGGCGATGGGCACGAAGCCCAGGCCATGCGTCGTCGTGCGGGCTGCGTCCACCGCTGGCGCCTTGCCATCGGCCGCGTCTTGCTTGGTCTGCGGCAGATACCAGGTCTCGGCCTGGCCATCCCAGACCCGCTGAAACCACAGGTCTTCTTTGAGCTGCATGTCGGGGATGGTGTAGCCACTGGCCTTCAGCGCCTCCCCCTTGACCTTGTATCGCTCGGTCACGCTCACCAAGGTATCGGGCGCTTCGTCGTCCCACCTCGGCGTCAGGTAGCCGGTCGGCAGAACGCCGAAGAAAAGTCGGGCCTTGAGCACACGCATCAGCACAGCCACCGATCCGACCGAGCCGCGCGTGGCCGCGTCGATCATGATCTCGTTGAGCTTGGTCTCGCGCATCAGCGCCGCCAGGGTGTCGCGCGTAGCCTCGTCAGCGCACTCGACGGCCGGGAAGTGCCCCTCGCTGAACAGCATGCTCACCGCGTCGTTCACCACCGTGCGGCAGATCCGTGTGCGCGCGCTTGGCCGGCGCTTGGCCAGCGGGATGTACTCGCCGGCGCCGTTTTTTTCTTCGCCGAAGGGATGCTCCAGCTGGTCATACAGCGTGCCCTCCACCACGCGGGTGAGGGCGGCCAGGCGGAAGGTGCGCTCCGGGTAGTCGTTGTCCATTGGGTACCCGGCTTGCAGGGTCTTGAAGTCAGGCATGTTCAGCGGCCCATGTGGTTGATCTGGGCGCCGCGCGCCGGCAGGTATGCGAAGCGGGTGTAGATGTAGTAGCCCGTCGCGTCTGGCAGGTGGTCAAGCCCCAGGTCCTTGTCCGGTTCGCTCGTGCCTTCCTTGTAGACGGCTTGTTCGTAGCACTTGATCGACTCGCGGCAGGATGGATCCACGAATGCATGGCGCTTGCCATCTGCGTTCTGGAACTTGCCGTTCACGAGGTTGATGCGGTCGCGCACCAGGGGGTGCGCATCCATCGCGATGACCTTGAAGCCATGGCCGCGCAGGATGCTGATGTCTGTCTTGCCCTGCGCGCTCGTCTTGCGCTGCGCGCCGGCAGGGTCAGGAAACACGGTGATGTGCCCGACGTCCAGCACACCGGGTTGAAAGCTGCGCTTGCCGTAGCGTGCTCGCAGCTCGGTCGCCATTTCGTCCGTGTTGCTGGTCGGGATGACGATTTCGCCGATCTGCCACAGCTCGCCGTCTGCGCGCTCCTGCCACACGGCGGCGCTCATCGGGTTGACGTTGAAGTCCATGCCCACCATCAGCGGCAGCGCCGGGTCGTGGGGGCAGGGTTTGACGCTCGTGCGTCTGTCGAAGCTGTAGTAGACGCGGCCCGAGTAGTTTTCGAAGCTGGCCTCGTATTCCTGGCGGAAGGTGCGCGGATCCAGCTGGCGCCGCGCGCTCTCGATCTCCTCGGCCGGCACGTTGCCGCCCGATAGGGAGGTGTAGAGCCACGACCTGTGATCCGGATCGCCGCCGGCCTGGCCCTGCGTGTAGGTGTCGTAGCAGTGGTTGAAGCCCTTGGGCGTGCCGATGCGCAGTGCGTGTCCGCCGCGGCGCTCTTGCCCATCCACCAGGTAGCGGCAGGTCGACAGCATCGGCCGCAGCACCTCTTGCCAGGCCTCGAAAGGGCAGTCGGCCCACTCGTCCACCAGGGCGAAGAAAAGGCCCGAGCCGCGCAGGTTGTCGTAGCTGTCCAGGCCCACGATGCGGATTAGGTGCCCGCTGCGCAGCGTGATGTAGCACTCTGATTCGTTGGGGCGGCCATCGATCCACTCGCGCGGAATGGCTCGCTTCAGCCGGCGCCAAAACACGCGCTTGGCCTGCTTGAAGGTCGGCGCTGCGTACCAGATCTCGTCGTCACCCGACACGCCCCAGCGCTTGGCCAGCTCGGCGGCGCGCCGGATCTCGGCCGCGCCCAGGAAAGTCTTTCCGAAGCGCCGGCCGCACACCGCGTCGCGGAACCGTGCATCGGGCTGCCAGCCCCAGGCATAGATGTTGGCTTGCTTGGGCGTGAGCTTGATGACCTCAGCGGACCGGGGCAGGCGGCGCTTGCTCATCGGGCTCACCAGGGGTCAGGCTGTCAGCGCTCGGCGGGTCTTCGGCGGCGTCACCATCGGAAATCAAGTGCACCCGCGTGCGCTCCAGCGACTCGATGCGCGCCATGATCTTGTCGACGATCGACACGTAGTCGCGCACCTTGCTCTTGGTCTCCTTGCGCGCCGCGACGGCCTCGCCGCCTTGCTCGCGCTCCACGACCTCATCGACCTCTGGGGCGCCTTGGGCCTGCTCTTCGGCAGCCAGGGCGCGCCGCAGTCGCAGGCGCATGAGCCGCAGCTCGTCATCGACTCGGCCCAGCTTGATCTGGCCGGCGAGGTCGATCTCCTCGGGCGTGAAATGCACGGCGTAGATGCCGTGCTGCAGTGCGTTGGCGTTCTTTTTTGGGGCTCCAGTGCTCTTGCCGCCATGTCGACGGCATCGGCCGTTCGGCATCGAAAAGGCCTTGCATGGCGCGCCCGAGCGCGTTTTTGCCCCGCACGTGTGGGCGGCCATCTGGACCTCCGCGGTGTGGGTGAGAAAGGGATCAACGCATCGGACTCACGCCGTCAGGCGCTGCGTCGTGCCGTTCGCTGCCTCTCGCTCAGTCGTCCAGGCAGCGTGGGCGGAAAAAGTCACCCCATTTGCCCGTGGGGTGCGCCGTAGCGATGCGGCGCCAAGTCGGGGTCGGAAATGCAAGAAGCCCGCTCGGCTTGCGCCTGCGGGCTTCGGTGTGTGTGCGTCAGGGGCAGTTACGTCCCGACCATAGCGTAAATGTACCAGTTCTGATTCATTGATGGTCTGCCACACCTCAAACGCGGGGATAGGCGGGATGCATGCCGGCCTTGATGAGCGCCAGCTCCCACACCGCAGGGCCGGGCTCGCGGATGCCGCGCTCGATCTCGCTCCAGCGGGCTTTGTCGGCGTAGTGCACCGCCGCTGCTGCCTGGGCCTGCGTCCAGCCGGCGTGCTCGCGCAGGGCGCGGGCGGCGGCTGGGGTGTAGTTGGGCGTGTGCATCAGGCGTTGCGGCTGGCGTTGCGGCTGGCGTTGCGGCTGGCGGCCAGCTCGGCATTACGGGAGACGCCATCGGCGGCGAAAGCACACAGTTCCAGCCACTCATCGCTGCCGATCTGGTCGGTGTCGGTGTAGTCGCCGACGATCAGGAATTCGATCATCGCCACGGCTTCTTCGTGGGTGGCCTCGGTGCCCATCATTTCCTGGACTTGGTGCACGTTCATGTTGCAAGCGATTTGCATGGTGATCTCCTGGGGTTGGTGGTCAGCAACTGCGCTGTCCATGTCAATAATGTAGCTCTTTGCGCTACATAATGCAAGCCCCATTTGATGCGCAAAGCGCTACTTTACATTCAACAGCTAACCGCCTGCTCGCTCGCCTCCACCAATCCGTCACGTTTGAACATCTGTTCTAACCGCTCCATGCCCGCCCGGCGCAGCTTGCCGGCGGTCTGACCCACCACCACCACATTGCGGTGCACCGTCGACTGGCTCAGCCCATGCTCGGCCGCAATCGCGCGCTCGGTGCAGATGTCCCGGGCCCGGCCCTGGGCGTGCACGTGCCACACCAGCAGCATGCGGGCCTGCGGGCTCTCGATCGTCAGCCGGGGCGCGCAGAAGTCGCGCAGGGCCCGCACGCCGTCGGCCTTGGCCTCGTCCAGCGCGTACCACGCGTGGATGGCGTGGCGCTCCATCTCCGTGCAGTGATGCAGCACGGCGGCCCGCACCATGGCGCATTGCCCGCGCACCTCCAGCGGCGACAGGCCGCCGAAGTTGACGTTGGAATCGCGCATGTGCTCGGTGCGGATGCCGGCCTGCCTCATCAAGTGCTCCAGCGCGGCCTGCATCGGGCCCTTCTGCGTCACCGGCAGGCTGGCGATCAAGAAGGCCACGTGCAGCGCCTGGCTGACGGACTTGAATACGGCTTGCTGCTGCTGCGTCATGCTGGCCGGCCCATCTGGTATGACGTCGTGACAGCGACGGCCAGCGCAGGCCACGAGTGCGACTTGACGCCGTATGTGGGGCCCGGCTTCGCTTTGGTGCCCTTGTCTCCCACGAGGTCGATCAGCGCCTGACGGATGTTGGCGTCCTTGGCCTTCATTGAGCCGCAGAGGAAGGATTTCACGTCCTTGCGGTAGACCAGGCGCACGCTGGCAGGCGAGTGCCACGCCTGCTGAAAACGGCCGACCCAGACACAGGTCTCGAAAACCTCTCGCCCGACCGCCATGCCGTAGCTGGCGATCATCTCGATCGCAAGCGTCTCGCTCACGTCGCATCGGCGCTGCACCTCGAACAGCAGGTCGTCGTTGGGCAGCACACCTGATCCGACGACGCGTCCGCCGTCCCACTCGCACCAGCCGGATTGCGTGGGGCCGGGGTCAATGGCGAAGACGGCGCTCATGCTGCCGCCTTTCGCGCCGCGTTCAGCTCAGCCTTGGCCGCGTCCTCGGCCCGCTTGCGCTCCTCCCATACCGCTGCAAATCGTGCCTGCAGCCGGCGAGCGCTCTCGGCGCCATCGCGGTGCCGCACCTGGGCGA